GGTTTGTTTGAGTACGTTCCGCCTACTACGCCAAGACCAGAATACAGACCGCCTAACTTGTCTGCTCCAGAAGGAAATATACCAAGACAAGAAAGACCTGCTAACGCTATTCAACCAAAACCAGAACCAGTATCAATGGCTGACGATACTATAAACAATCTAATGGCTAGATTGTCTGGTTACTATTCAGAACCTGAGATGCCAAGAAAAAGTGATATGCTTGGTGATAGACCTCCTGTTGCTGTTCCAGGTTACGCTGGTGGTATGTTTAGTCCTAGTATTGATCCTAATATACAGTCACCAGACGTGAATCTAAGCATCCAGAACTATCCACAACCTGATATGTTTACTGGTCAACTTCCTATGCCTGGTATGCCTGAATATGATTTAGGAGCTAGATATGTAGACACATCACCTGATTTTTCTAAGATGACTGATGAAGAAATTAATACTTATTTTGATAACCTTATTAACAGAAGGTAACGCAATGCCATCATACACAGTTAAAAAAGGTGATACATTAAGCGGAATTAGTAGAGCTACTGGTTATAGTGTCGATGAACTAGCTAACTATAATCGTATTGATCCTAACATGATTAAGGTAGGACAACAACTTAGTATACCTTACAGATACCCTGGTGCTGAGATGTCTGCAGCTATGGGTGCAGTTCCTACAAGCAGAGCAATCCCTGTGCAACCAATTCAAGAACAAATCATTAATGAATTAACTGCTTATGGGATTACTGATAAAGACAGACAAGCAGCTATTTTAGGAAGTATGGAAGCTGAGTCTAACTTTACTCCAAAAACAGAATCTTTAAACTATAGTGCCCAACGATTATTTGAATTGTATGGAGCAGGAAATCAATACAACAACAAAGTTAGATTTAAAACATTGCAAGATGCTCAGAATGTTGTTGCTAAAGGGCAACAAGAAATAGGTGAAGTAATCTACGGTGGTAGAATGGGCAACAAAGTAGCAGGTGAAGGATATAAATATAGAGGTAGAGGTTATATCCAACTAACAGGAAAAAATAACTATGCTGATATGTCCAAAAAACTAGGAATAGATTTAGTTAATAATCCTGAGTTAGCGAACGATCCTAATATTGCTTTTAAAATTGCTATTCAATATTTAAAAGATAACAAAAATAAAAATATTGATAATATCTTTGGTGCTGCTACTGGTAATGCAAAACGACAAGCATTAGCAAAGAAGTGGAGACAAACTCTTTAACTACTGAGAGAGATTGAGGAAGATATCTTCAACCTTCATAGCTTCCTCTTCCCTACGTCTCCACTCGTCCCAGGACTGAGCAGGTTGTTTGCCTGCCCATTGCCATTGACAGTGATGCCAGATCTCGTGAACCATTACATGATCCTTGTACATACCGGGACTGACATACACCACACCAATATCCCCTGCTAGATAAAACGTCTTGTTACTAGTCGTAATAACTAGATCATCAGGATGACAGTTTAGTAGAGCTAAGAAAGCTATGACTGTCTCTAACATTTAGATCTCGCAAACACCTGCTGTGCAAGCCAGTTGCTGTACGCCCTCAACGTTATCATCATCCTCTATTAACTCATCCCAGTGTAACTTAGCTGGCATCTTCATTAATAGTTCCTCGTACTGCTCATAGGTACACTCCTCGTAAGGTGCTTGCTTGTATGTACCACCATCATGTGGTAAGAATGAGACACCACTGATGTCATCAAAGTTCTTCCACACCCAAGCTCCTACCTCAACCCACTCGTCTTCCTTAACAGAGATAGTTACTGACGGCTTGTGTTCACACCAGTGCTTTTGATATAGCATCCATAGATCTAAATGCTCAGTAGCTGTGAGGTCGTCACGTAACGTAGCAGAGTCTGGTGCTTTCTTAGGGAAGCTGAACACCACAGTAGACTCTGGTCTCATCACACAGTCCTCTGCTGGTATACCTTTCTCTACCATGAAGGTGGTGAGCGGGTCTTTCTTATCTCCACGAACACGGCGTATATAGTGAAGACTATGTCTCGGATGAATACCACTGGCAGAATCAACAAGCTGACTGACAGTACCGCTAGGTTTAACACAAGTAATAGAGACAGAGTGGTTAATGCCAAGATCACCTGCAAGCTGTAGGTTCTCATCGATAGCAACCATTTTAAGTCGTTCAAGAAGAGATCTAGTCTGTTCAACATTTGCTCCTAACATTTTATTATCTAAGATACCAGTAAGAGATACACCTAAGAGTCTCTCTTCCTCTGTGTTTCGTTGCCATATCTTACGTAGGTATGGGAAGTGTGTCATCGTAGACTGATACGTACCAAGTATAGATGCTAGTCTAACCTTGCGTTCAAGATCGTAGATCGTATCTGATTCACGTACTACTACCTCAGACAGATTACAAAACTGGTACGGTCTCAAGATGATTTCCGAACACGGGTTAGTCCCAAACTCTTGCTCGTAATCCCTACGCCCTGTCTTCTTAGCCTGCTCTACTGCAGCTTCACGATTAAAGATACCACGTTCACCAGAGTGTGACTGATACAAGCTAGTCCACTCGTTCAGGAACTGACCTACGTCTGGCTTAGAATTATAGACAGCAGAGTTGTTAGCCAATGCACGCTGTGGATTCTCAGTCCACCAGTTACCTGTCTTAGCGTGACGCATCTTATCATCCTCAAGATCAGACAGTGAGATCATTGCTGACCTACGTACACCACCTACTACCACAACCTCTGCTACCTTACACATGATGTCGTGACACTCAAGCGTGGTTAGTCTACGTCCTGCTGCTCCCTTGAACTTACGTACCACAAACTCAAACAGTTCCTGTAATGGTTTAGGTCCACTAGCTCTACCACCAAAGGTCTTGAGTCTAGCACCTGCTGGTCTGATCTTAGACAGATCCCACTTAGGTATCTCACCTGAGTATAACAAGGCTATCACCTGACGTAGAGACTTAGCCCAGCCCTCCTTACTATCAGACACAACCACAGTGGTATCACTATCAAACATCTTCTCAGGTACGTCTGGTAGCTGGTCTACGTACTTATGCTCCACACTAAACCCAACACCAGTACCACAGAGTAGGATATACATCGCCTCATCAAAGGCTTTGGGATCATCCACTGGTAGGTAGCTACAATTATACCCTGCCGTATTGTCCCTCTCAAGGGCTTTACCGGCTGTCATAATAGACCGCATGGAGGGGACTACCTCTAGGTTTTTAATCGCCTCAGTAAGCTCCTCGTAGGTCTCAGAGGGTATTCTGTGGTTATGTTTAGACTCTAAGTGCTTCGCCATAAAGTCCATGTATCTATCAACAGTCTCGTTCCAATCCTCTCTCCGTTGCTGGTCGGGTAGGAATCTGGAGTACCGAGACTTGGCTATAAACTCTTGGTATAAATCCATCATTCTATTATCCTTATAAGTTTGTCATAATTATCTTCAACTAAATCTTCACACCTTACAAGTATATCATAAGTCGTAAGGTTTAGCAACTCAATGATGTCTACCTCATCCATCTGAGATAGCTTATCAATTAGTTCAGGTAATGTTAGGCTGATTGTCATTGTGTAAATCTTCCAACGTCATTATTACAAGCTGTGCATAACCGCTAATGTCTCGCCATGAATCCTCATGGTAGTAGTTACCATTAAGAATCCTAGCAATCTTGTTAGCAATCATGTCCATACTCTCTCGTGCAAAGTTAGGCATGATCCTATAATTAGGAGAAGCCTGCATCACTCGCTTTATATCCTGACTAATGTTACTCACAATCTCGTAGCGTCCATAAGTCTGCTCTCTTTCCATCAGTATATCAGTTGTGTCCATAAGTTTTCCTCAAGTAATTAATTGATACAGGCATCTCATCAAAGCTACCTTTGTGTACCTCATTCAGCATCCAGACACCAGACCATGAACCATTAGTCTGTGGGTTTAGATACGCTTCATCATGTTGATAGAAGATACCTGCGAACAGACCAGTGATACGATTACCGTCTGCTTTCTTACTGAAAGCTATCGCTCTGTCCTGAACATGACCCATGATACAACTCATGTGCTTCTTCTGTAACAACAATGACGGACTACTTACTGGTCTACCCATGATACCTGACGTAAAGTAATGAGAGTAAGCTACGTCATTGACAACCACAACATCTAAGAAGTCATGTACTTCCCAGTTGTACTTCTTAAGGTTGAAGTCTCTGTATCCTATCAAACCATCTAGTTTCCTGTCTGATTCAATAGCTCTCTCGATCCTCTGCTCATGGTTACCAATAAGAAATATCTTCTTTGGTTTCCATATCTTCTTCTTGTCCCTCCTCTGTCTGTTCTGTTCCTCAATGATAGGTTTCATGAACGCATCCATCCCGGCGTTACCTGCCTTGATGTCATCGCTATATGTCCTACCTTCAAAGGACTTCTTGCCTACGTCATAGACACTGAGGCTTGGCATGTCCCAGTGATCTCCCAAGTGTATTATAACTTCAGGCTTGGTCTTGGCTGCATACTTACCTGCCCACTCTAAATGCTCGAAAGAGTTGTTAGGTTTACATTGTGTGTCAGGAATGATTAAGTGTCTCATTTTATCCTTTCAAGTAAACTAAAGTAATACTCCGCATCAATGACAGCTAGTGGTTTAGAATAATTCTGTTTGATTACAAGCACTGGTTCTCTATCATCAGGCGTGTTGTCTGCTGCCTGAGAATAGAAAGCATAGACACCAATAGAATTACGTGACTTACATTCTATTGAGATACCTAACTTATCACCAGCTTCTTGACTAAACAGTATGTCCTCACCGCTAGCACCCATACTTGTTGATCTTACATCGGACCGGGAAAAGCTAAATTTCTCGATGATAATGTCCCTAACCCATTGCTGGAGTTTTCTTCCTTTGGCTTTTGCACTTTGCGTCTTGATGATTTGTTCCCTCCTAATATCTGTTTCAGTTTGAATCTCTTGATCTTCTTGATCCAACCCTTTGGTATATGTATCCGTGAGTTAGATTCAGGACCAGCCCAACACACTGCGATTGTGATAGCCTTCTTATCTTCTGCTACCACGAACCCTATGGTTGAGACATGGTGAATGTCAGTCTTCTCTGTGAGTTCCCAACCTGCATCAGCGCAAGCGTCATCCCATTCTATGTAAGCTATGTCTGGGGTGGAGTCCACAATTGATTTGGTTTTCTTCTGATCCATAAAAGCTGTCCTCTCTCTTTGATTGTATCAACATCACCATCGTATGCTTTGAGTACCGCATCGTATAGTGACTCCTCTGTGTCACATTTCTGTAACAGTTTCTCAGCTTTCTTTATGCCAACTCCTTTGATCCCCGGAATATTATCTACTCTATCCCCTGTTAAAATCTGAATGTAAAAGTTCTTGATCGCCTCTTGCTCAGTGACGTAGTAAAGATCTTCCTTAACAAAATTGTAGTGCCAACCTCGTAGCATGTTCAGGTCTTTATCAATAGACATAACACAACAGGTATCTTCAGCATGGTTGTATACCTCGATACCTATTGCGTCATCTGCCTCTTGTCCTTCAATCAAACTAAACTTCCACTTGCTCATGAGATAATCCCTGAGAGCATCGTAGTGTATGGGCTTACGTGCTTTCTCCCTGTTCCCCTTATACGTTTGCTCAGTCGCTATCTCTGTTCTGTAATTAGAGTTCCCTGTGATGAAGCCCTTGTAATCTACTACACCTTCAAGGGCTATGAGGTTATCAATGAAGTGACCCATGCGAGCTATCGCAAACTTCTCTTCCTCAAGATCATCAACAGAGAACCCTATCCTATAGACAAGGATGTCTCCGTCAATGAGAGCTGTTACTTTCTGCATTGACGGATTCATTTAGAGAGCTTCTTCCAGTGCTTCTTCTTCTGGAGTACCAGTGTACTCGATCAGATGACTAAGCACCAACTTGTTGATACCAACAGACACGCCAGCCTTACCTCTGAACTGATACTCGTAAGGTTTAATGGTGGCTGTACCTTTAGAACCATTAGCTACCTTGACATTGACGGGACTACCATCCTCCATCTCAGTCTTGATAGGATAGTCTTTAGACTTCGCTACAACATAGTTACCTTTCTCGTCAGCATGCTTGACGTTGACTCCCATTTCTTTCAGTTTCTCCGTAGCCTCGTCAGATAAGTTGCACAGGTCAACTTGGTATTTGCCTGACAAAGAGTTAGGTTCTGATAGAGATGCCCACATGATGTCGGCTTTAACTCTGAATGGTTTAAGATCTAACATAGTACTTCTCCTTAGTGTGTGCTTGCCCAATTAGCTCCAATTTTGAACTCACCATCGAGTGGGCAGCGTAGCCCGAGGGTGTGTCCTGCTTCCTGAATTGCCTGTATTCCAAACTGTCCTACAGATTTAGCAAGTTCTTTCGTAGTCTCAATCTGCCACTCATCGTGTACGTTAGCGACAATCTGAGCATCCATTATACCACATTTTAACTTATCATGCAAGTGAATTAATGCTTGTT